ACACACTGCACTTAAAAAAGAAGAAAAGGCACTTCAAAATATGCCAGTGGTTACTTTAATTGCAGACACACAGCAGGGTGTAAAAGAAATCTTAACAACCAATGATATGAAGAGAAGATTGGTTAGAAATTGGTATTACAAAAATATTAGACACTGGAATACATGTGAAGCTATAAAGCAAGCAAAAAAAATTATGGATAAAACAAGGAGGGTTGCATAATGAAACACTTTAATAACAGAAAATTTAGTTTAATGAATTACATGTGTGACATTCTGTTTGATTTCTACGAAAAAAATAAATTAGAACACATGTGTGCCTTAGAATCTCGAATGAGTGGTAACTACAAAACTGAAGACCAAAAGGAATGGTTGGAAAGATTTGGCGATGTTTGGGACAGGATTGAAAATAGAGAGGTGGAGAGAAGTGTTCACAAGTGTTGACATTCAATGCTTGTGAGAGTAAATTTAAGTTTGTTCATTTAAACAAGGAGAATCAAAATGGCAAGAACAAGAAAAGAAGAGACTTACGATCAGATGATTGCAAGATACAGAAAGGACCTTGGAAAGGATATCCGTGAAACATACACAGGGCATTGTGTCCTTGGTGACCATGGTGAGTTCACATCTACCTTTGAAGGATTCCTCAATAACCCCATAGGTTGTAATGCTTGTATACAAAAAGGCATGATTACTTGGGACAGAGACTTCAATGAAGCATTGGTTTGGGAGGCAATGAAGAAAGTTATTGCAGATAAAAATAAACCTAAAGTAGAGGAGGTGGAAAGTGACACAGTATAAAGATGTTGTAGAAAAGCAAAACCAAAAGCTCAAAGAAGAGAAAGAAGCAAACACAATCATAGAGCTTGGTTGGCAAAGAGAAGAGATGGGCAAAGCCAATGTTGTCAGACACAAAAGATATCGAGACAGAGTAGAATATGAATATTCTGATAAACGCAAAAAGCCACACACAGAATGGAAATAAATTATCCATGTGGTTGGTTTGATGCAGAACAACTACCAAGCAAAGATGATGAGTAAAACAACACAAGACTACAAAGGTAACTTCTATGATGATGTTACTAAAAAACTTTACAAGTGGTCGGAATTTAAAAAAATATTAAAAAAAAGAAACGAGGGGGAGAAAAAGGATGGTGCCAACAAATAAACCTATAAGCTTTGAGCAAGCTTTGTATGCTTACAAATGTCACTACCAAGACATGTACAATATGAGTGATGTGGAGATGCCCGACATTGTATCTTCATATGTGGATGCAAAGGGCGGTTGGTTTTTAAGAAGCAATCGTGCTGAAAAATTAGCTCATGTATTAAAGTCGGGTTATGTTAAACTAAATTATTAAGAGAGGAACTCAAATGTTATTTAAGAAGAAAGACGATATCTTGTTGAACACTAGCAAGATGACAGCCAGTGAAGTGATAGAAACTTACGCTAGGCTCAACCTATTTCAAAAGGCAGGACTGCTGAGACTGTTGGTTAGAGATGTAATCTTTGAACACAATGATGAGCAGATCAGTGGACTGGAGTTCAACAGCATTGAGGTAGACGGAGCTATTATTACAGCTAAGTCAGAAGACTAAAGGCGGTTGGTTATTTTGCCAACCCTTCTCATGGTCATAAACTTCCACAGTTCGGGTATAGGTCTGAGATCGTTGTAAGCCATAGCAACACTAGGACCACTACCAAAATCTACATCTTGGGCTTTCTCTAAAAACTCTTTTCTACCTATCCACCCTGCAACCATCACTGAATCAGGTATGTCGTGAGGTGTTACAAGTATGGCTACATCAGCCTTAAAGTATTTCTTTTGTTTAAATAACAAATGCCCTGCTTGAGTAAAGGTAGCCTTCACATCAAAGGACACATCGTTGTCCCACATGTCGATGTTCATATCAATGCCACCCTTGTGGATGTCATGATCTATTTGGAAGATTCTAGCCACAGCTAACTCTCCCTTTACGCCTAACAGATCAATGTCGTGATCGGTGCGAGACTTATCTCTTCTTTGATTCGCAACGCCACTGGCTCTTGCCAGTTGCCACCGCAAAGATGCCGCTTGTTCGCATTCTGATAAATCCTGTCTTGAAAATCTTACTATCATAATAACCCCTTTTTCTTTTTGTAACTGTGAATGCCTACCCTAAACATGGTTCTAGCTGTGTCATTTGGTAGGTCGTGATATGCCAAGTTTAATAACCTGTTTGAAAGCATGTACATACGCTGAGGCAACCACGCCACTGCAAGGTGGGTGATTGTCTCAATGCGTTTGTCTTCAAAGCCATATTCTCGTAAAAAGTCCTCTCTTTCTTTTTGAGTGTTAAACTCTGAAGCTTTACCTGCCCAGTAAATATGATCGTGAATGGGGCGAGGTAAACTTTTAGCCAATTACAAATCCGAAAGTTTAATTGGCACAATCTGATTGTGTAAGTTGTATGGTGTGTAGATACCTGTTTGCTCACACTTCAACAATAAGTCCAGTGCTTGCTCATTCAGAGATCGACCATACTCTATGGCTTCAGGTTCTAACTCATAAACCACATATGGATATGGATGAGTCTTTTCTATTGCAAGAAACTGGAACCTATCAACTTCAGTCAAACCTACATTTTTAGCGGCATCAAGATAGAAAGCTGCTTGTTGATGATAGCCAAATGTTTTAACCGAATGTTTAAAGCCTCTTGGTGAAGCGTCACGACAGGTCTTAAGATCAACAATTACATTGTCTTGCAACATATCGAAACGAGCTTTACACAAATGCCCAAAGTAATCGAAGACCACTGATAGCTCAGTCTTGTCATCGCCTCTTGGTTTAAATGCATCAAGAACCTCACAACGAGCCACACAAGTGTCATACAAATCTTGTGTGATAACGCTACGGTTACCAACAGAAGAAAGAAAGTCTGCGTACTCTTCTTTGCCTGCCTTGGTTCTTTTGTCGACCTGTGGTGCTATGACGAACTCATCGTCAAACACATGAGGTTCTAAAAATAAACAATGTTGCAATCTACCCTCAACAAAGAATGAAGCCTCGCTGTCGGGCTTGACTTCATATTTATATTTATAAGGGTCTTTTATGATGGCTGAGAGATCGTGTGAACGAAAGGCTCCCAAGTCATTGTATTCAGGGAAAGGCATGTCGTCATACACTCCCTCTTCGTAGACCACGACATCGAAGCGTGGTTCAAAATCTATTACATCACCCATGGTATAAAAGGGGGGCTACTAAATCTATTTGTTATGGAGAATCAAATATGAAATATATATCATGACCTAGTAGCCCAAACCGTTAAAACGGGATTTGTTCCTCGATTGATTTCTTGTCATCAGCCAAGTTATCAAGAGAAGAAAACTCTGTTGACTCTTCTTTTTGGTACTTGGCACTTTCAGCTTTGTTTGATGCCACCACCTCAAAAGATTCATCGATCTTATTTTGCACCCATTCAGGTAAATTTACAAACACATCACACATGTCTTTGTTGTCGTTTGCATACTCATCGACATCAAAAGCCACTTGCTCGTTAACTGTTGCAACTTTTTGTACACCACCTTCAGGATGATAGACAGCCGTTACTTTTGGATTGCCACCCGAAGTATATTCAACCTCAAGCTCACAAGTGCATCCTAAGATGTTGGTCAAATCAAAACCTTTAAGCTCATCATCGGTGAACTTCTTATTACGCCATGCACATAAATGTAAAAACAAAGCAGACTTCTCATTAAGAGACAGTGTGTATTGTTTCATGATTGAGAAAGGTTTGCCGTCTGACATTTTCTCCTCAAGTTCCCAGTACAAGAAGACACTGTGACGCTTCTTGGTTTCACCCTCATAGGTTTCATTGTGTGTTCCCACATCAACAATTCTATAACAGGTTGCTTTGTATCTACCCTTGGCAATGGTTTCAAAGTTACCGCTACCACTTTCGCTTATTGTTAAAGCCATATTTTTTCTCCTCAATAAAAATAATTATTGTTTATTTATTCCAAACAAAGTATATTGTAAGGTATTCAACACAACATAATATAGAAGTTTCACAGAGAGGGCAAGTATGGGGATCAAAAATATTAAAGGCGGAGGCAAGGAATACGAAAAACCCTTGACCATGGAGTCAATGGGTAAGTTCACAGAGTTCTTAAAACAACATGGATTTGAACCTAAGAATGAAACACTGGAACCTAATCCCGAAAAACCACAAAGAGCATATACCAGTGTCAATGGCAAAAGAGCTATGTCAGGTTACTATGCTTACTATGATAACTTTGGGACACCTATTGGTTTTGCCTCTGATTATCGAACAGGACAAACTCATAACTTTAAATTATCTTCACGGAAATCTTCCGAGGTCAACTACGAAGCACTGGAAAAATTCAGAGAACAAGCAAGGCAAGACCAAGAACAGAAACATTTAAAGATCGCAAAGAAAGCCAAAATGATTTGGGATGCAGGTAAACCTTGTGACTCACATCCCTACTTGGATTCTAAAAATGTACGCTCACACAACTTGAGAGAACACAATGGCAAGCTCTTGATACCCATCATTGATGAGAAAGGCAAGATGTGGTCGTTGCAGACGATCATGCCTGATGGATCGAAACGCTTTCTTTCGGGTGGTCGAACAGGTGGTTGTTTCTTTTTAATAGGCACACATTTAATCAAGGAAACAAAGAAGATAGGATTCGGTGAAGGTTACGCTACTTGTGCAACGATCTTTGAAGATCAAAACATTCCCATGGTGGTTTGTTTTAACGCAGGTAACTTGTTGTCTATTAATACCAAGTTCATGGAATCCATTCCAAACAAAGAGTTTATTATTTATGCAGACAATGATGCCAATGGTATTGGGGAGAAAAAAGCCATAGAAGCCGCTCAACAATCAAACGCTGAGGTGGTGATGCCAACAGAAGAAGGCATGGACTTCAACGATCAAAAAGCAGTCACAGGTGAGATCATTACCAAGAAGGTGGATGTGCCTGACCTAGTGGAGTATGAAAAAACTACGCAAGGTCGGATCATGGCTACCA